TTTCTTCAATTAGTGTTAAATCTTTTAGCACCTTATCTATGTCTTTTTTTGTTTTTTCATTTATGGTTGCTAATTCTTTTTTTACAATTTCATTTTGTTCTTCTATTCTTGATCTATTGGAAATAGAATCATTATAAGAGTTTAATAACTTTTGTAAGTAATATGACTCAAGCATTAAAGTAAATACTGGTCTATCTAGTTCTCTAATGGCTTCAACTATTGAATCTATAATATTTTGAGTTGGAATATCTTCTTTTTTAGCTAAATGATTGAAATTAATTCTTTCATTATTAAATAATTCACCTTCAAAAAGAACAAGATCTTTTACATAGAAACCAATGTATGATTTAGCAACTGAATTGTATTTTTCAGATATAATTTTTTTATCATTTTTTACACTTAAATTAGCATTTATTAAATTCTGATTTTCTGTAATACTTATATCATACTTAGCTGATAAGTCTTTGTATTTTTGACTTAAATTTTGAAACTCAGTATTAAGCATTTTATAATGTGTTTCTGATTCTACAGGTATTTTATCAAAGCGTGCATTTGCTTTACTAATTAGCAATTTATATATTCTCATTAAATAATGAACACCAATCAAAATGATATAAACAATGAGTAGTAAGCCTATTGTAATACCTGTGTTTTTTGAAAATTCCCCAAATACATTGTAGTCGTTAAAATGGTCTTTTACATATTTTATTTTGTCATCCATGGTACAATCCTCATCGAATATGAAAAGTCCGTAAACCAGAGACCAGTTACGGACTAACCATACAAATAAGAATGTTCCTAAAAAAGGATTGGTAAATCTGTCTTTGACAGAACCCCATACAGAGTCAAAAGTTTCTTTCATTATACTATAAATTGTGCGATGCAAAAATATAGTTTTTTTTAACATTAATGAGAAGAAGGATCTTCTGTTGCTCCAGAGTATTTTCTACCTGAAATAATAAGTTGGTATTTCTTACGACATATCCAATATTTAAAGGCATCAGACATATTGGTAGAATACATTGGGCGCATATACATTGGAAGACTTTCGGAACTCTTGTCTTTATGTATCGTCTTAGAACCTGTTTTGGAATTTGTTTTTACTGTCGTTTTTGTTAGTTCTAATGAAGATTTAAGTTCCTTACACTGAAACTTGTCTATAAGTATTCCTGGTAACTCAGGATATACTTCTCCAAACAGATTATTAGCAAGTGCATATTCTTCAGATTGTAAAATAGTAGCTTGGTTACGGTTCATTAGATTTACCACCCAACCCTCAGCAACTATAAAGTTAGCAATCTCTTGTGCCCAGTCACGGCCAATGTTTTGGTAAGCATTTCCCGATCGGTCATAATACATATCAAGTACCTTTACCTTGTGGTGTTTGTAGAAATTAACAAACTTCATTGCAATCTCTTTAGAACTCTCAGGAGGTAAGGTGTGAAAGTTTTTTAAAGCACGGAGTACCTTACCTTGGTCTTGTCCTGTAACCATACTGATCATATCACCGAAGTCAATACCACATTCTAACGGAGCGTTGTGATTTACATATTTAAGAGCCAAAGATGTTTCTTCTAATTCATGCGCTTCAGTTAGTATGACATAATCATAATAGTTTGGAAGGATACCATCTTCAAAATAATGTCTCCCAGCTAATTGATGGTAGAACTTTTCTCCTTTTTTCAGGTTAATCTTAAGAGATAAAATAGCAGATTTGAACTCTTCTATTCCTAATGCCTTCAAGGAGTCTTTGAAATAACCTTCTGTAAGAATATCAGCATTAGCAAGTGTAGATACAATATAAAAGAAAGTCAAATCTTTACGAGCACGCACCCAGCGTTCAGTCCATCTAACTAAATTCTTCTTTAATGTTTCAACCTTCTTATAATCGTTTGCCTGTACACTACTTAAGATTTCCTTTTTGATATCATTTAGGACCAAAGCAACTTGTAATGCAAGTTTAGCTTGTTCAGGATCATAATACTTTTCTTGTTGCATGATCCAATCATCATCACCGTCTAATACGTTAGGCATATCGGTAGTAAATGTACGGCCACGATAATACACACTATGACCAAATGAAGCATATTCTCCACGAATAGCTGGAGTCAGCTTTTTTAATTTATCAAACTTCAAGATACGTGCTTCATCCCCATACATGTGTTGGTAAGATCCTCCTGCAAGTCCTGAAGGTTGGTCCAGAGAACCAAGATTAAACAATACACCATTATAAAGCGATATCGTATGTTTATAAGATTCTATCGGCTTGTATGGGCGTTTAAAATGGGCAGGTGGCCTTGTATCTGTAACATAATGTATGCCCTCTTTCCAGCCTTTACGTATCCAACCTTCTAAAATGGTTGGAACAACATTCTTTAGTGCATTAATATAAGTATCAGATACTAATATCTGCATACTATGAGGCATATCTCGTATAATACTTTGAGAGCGTTCAGCGATGATATCTGATGTTTTCGCCATAGCACGACCTGCAACAAGATAAAGGTCTTTAGGAGAGATTAAATCAATCACCATCTTTATCCAAGTAGCATATCTTCCTTCTACATCACAATCATTAAGATTTACGTGGGTCTTCCTGCTCATCTAAAAATATTTTAATTGGTAATATTTGCGCTTCTCTTTTTATTTGGATACGTTCTTTTTCTGTAATCTCAGGTAACGAATCAATTAAATCAGCAATGACATTTCTATTCGCTTTTGGCAATCCTAACATTTCAGGATCTGTTGCGTAAACAACAAAAGGCGGGCGGAATATTTCTTCTGGAAGTTCTTCTTTTTCAGCTTCTTTAACGCCTCTTAATATTGATATCTCTTGTGCCATTTTAACAACTTTAGAAGCGTCAGAAACATCTCGCATTTGTAGCATTGCAAAATGTAAAGCTTTATCCGCTTTATCGGCATAGAGGTTACGCCATGCTTGTTTAGATATCTTTTTGTCCGAATAGAAATACTCTATAGATTCATCATAGATTTGACCTGCCTTATATCTACTCAAACCATCTGCAACCATTAAATGCTTTACAATGGCTTCTTTAGATCCATATTTGTCTATGCGCAAGCCCATAGACCTAACTTTATCCAGTAGTTCTAAATATTCAACAATATGAATAGGAGCGTTGTTTACAGATCCACGCTCCATAAATTCATATATATCTGCTAAATCAACCTGATCAATACTAATCTTCATATTCACTGCCGAATAAAATGTTATACAATATATTCTTAGCCTCTTGTTCTTTGCTTTCTTTTAGAAAAATTTGAGCAGCTGTGATATTTCCTTTTTGGGCTAACAACTTCTGTTCACGATTAACTTCATATTCAGCAATAAGCCTTCCTTTGTTATAAGCAATTCTCACCAGGCTATCTCGCTTATACCACTGCCTCATGAACTCTTTTTTATCTACATCAAGGTATAGCGCAATTCTCTCTGGAGAGTAATTGCACCCTGCTAAATCTTCTATATGCTGAAGCTCTTCATCTGAAAATCTTAGTTCATTTATCATTCTTTTTTCAATCGAGGGTTATTGATAATAGATTCCCGGAACTCTAATAATTCTTTATCATTTGCGATGCTTAGGAAGTAAAACGTATCTGAATCTCTAATCATGGATGAGTTATCAAATACATAGTGATTATGAGGTGTTGTAATTAAGAGCAGTTCTGCACTTAAGGTTGCAACCTTAATTTCAAAATTTGATGCACTATTAACAAACACAGGTTTGGTATTGGTTATAACAGCTATTTGACCAATAACACATTTTTGTTGCAATTCAATTAACGCATTGTATTCTGCAATCGTCAAGTGGTTTGTAAACCAAGTTAGCTTGGTAATAGTTTCTCGTTTACTTACCATTATTGCAAATAAGTATAAAGAGAAGTGGTTTTCAGCATTGATAAAGAAATGTTCTCCAGGAGTAGGCAAGCGACTAATATCATTTTCTGTCTCCTGTACGTGCTGTAAATTCTTTACGATGTACTTAGAAATCCACTTATGATAATCATTTTTTTTGAGAGGGACATCGGTATCCCTCTCTAAAGAAAATAACTTATTTCGCAACATTCAATTCTTTGTCTATTAATGCTACAATGAATTTACGCTCTTCGTAGTTCTGTTTAATCTGAACTTTTCGTTCCTCTGGAACAGTAGGATTATCTAATACTTTGTTATTTCTGGAATAGTAAGACTCAGCATTTTGTTTGTACTTGATCTTAGTTGCAAGATCCATTTCCTTATACTCTTGTGTCCACTTGTGTTCTTTAAGTGCTATGTGTTCAGCAAGTAATGCTTTGTTTTCTTTATAGTGCTCAAGCTCCAGGAATAATGCTTGGTTATTCATAAACTCTTTTTGCGCTAATTCTGTAAGCGCTAAGTCTTCAGCTGGAGATAATTCAATTTCTTTATTCTTGAATTTATCCAGTTTATCCATGTGCTCATTATATCTGCTATATGAAGCAATTAAAAGCCCTGTAATGATATGTAATTCATTAGGACAGTCTGTATCATTAAGAAAGGGGAATTGTTCTCTTAGAGAGGTCTTTTGCTGTTCATTCTCTGAAGTTGGTGGTGGAGGGGTATGTGTTGGAGTTAACGCAACTGTCTTTGTTACTTTTTTAGAAGATCTAATCATTACTTCTGTAATGTTGTTGTACTTCTTTAAGTCGTAAAGAATGTTGTTGATATTAGATTCTGTAGCACCAAGCATATTATAGCTACTAATTAAAGTTTGGTTAGCTCCTTGAGTCTTTCTTAGCAATGCAAATGCTTGGTTAAAACGGTCTTCTCGTTTAGTAGGCAAATTGCGGAAAAAGTGTAAAATAGTATCTTTCATAACAAAAAAAATAAGCATATTAAAGTGTAAATATGCTTATTCTTATTGGGTTATGATGTGACAGATATCTATCGTTTTACATCGAAAATAATTTACTAAGTTTGTTTATAGCTTGTTTTTTTTGCTCAAAGCTCGGATGTGTATATATTTCTAATGTCATTTTGATATCAGAATGGCCTAACATTGAACTTGTAGTTTTTACATCTATTTTTGAAGCAATGCAATTGCTAGCAAAGCTATGTCTTAGTCCATGGAATGTTATCTTAGGAAGATTCAACTGATTAAGAATAGCGTAATAATTAGTTCTTAATAATCTATTATCTAATGGCATAGAACTGTATTTTCCTTTAAATATAAACTCATTAGATGTTTCTCTAAACATATACTTTTTTAAAATATCTAAAATTACTTGTTGAACAGGTAATTTTCGATTACTTGATCTTGTTTTTGGTGGTCCAACAACAATTTTTGTTCTAACTACACTGTTGTTGTCGTCAAAGACAGTAATCCTTTGTGCTGTTCGACTGATAGACACCATTTTTGATTTAAAATCAAAATCAGAAAACATTAATCCTGTGACTTCTCCTATTCGTAAACCTAAACTCAAACTTATAAGAATTCCAAAACAATAAATATTATTTTCTGCATTGTCGACTAAATATTTTCTTAGTTTTTTTAACTCAGAAATATTAAATGTTTTAGCTTCACGTTTACGCATATCTAATATTGTAGGAAATTCAATATCAAAAGTATGATTTTGGTTTTTATCTGATACATCTTGACCTCTTAGTATGTAACACAAGATTTTTATGTGATCTTGAATAGTTCTTTTACTTTTGTTTTCTTCCGTTTTTAAAAGAACATACTCTTGAACTGTTTTATTGTTAATTTCTTTATTTTCAAAAAAAGGAATAAGTCCCCTGTATATTACTGTGTAATATGCAGATACAGAAGATCCTTTTATTAATTTTTTCTTTGAGTTAAACCAAGATGTTGCTTTGTTTTTAAAACTTATTTCCATGCCATTTTTTTTGAGAGTTTATTAAGAGCAGAAGTTTTGGCTTCATCATCTACATGCGTATATAGTTTAAGAGTAGTCACGATAGTAGAATGACCAAGTAATACACTCACTGTTTTGGGATCAATTCCTGAAGAAATACATCTTGTTGCAAAAGTATGTCTTAAATCATGCACTCTTATTTTAGGAATGTCGGTAGCCTCTATAATTTTTAAAAGCTCTTGTCTCAACATACTGGGCTCCGCTGGAGAAGAATTATTTGTCGCGATATAGAAATCAGGATTCATAAGACTACATAATCCTTTAAAATAGCGAAGTAATTGTTTAGACAAAGGAACTTCACGTAAAGAGCTCGGAGTTTTAGGAGGCCCAATACTAATACTACTTGATGTTTCACCTTCTTTTCTTAAAAAAGAAGGTTGACAAATTCGGGTAACTATTTTATTAACAGATAATACACCATTAGTTAAATCTATATCTTTCCATTGCAACCCACATACTTCTGCAGATCTTAACCCAGTGAATAAAGTAATATATAGAGAAAAGGTAATAAACGTAAAATTATCTTCACAATATTTAGCAAATAGCTTTGCTTCATTGATAGTAAGAGGTTTAATTTCAATAGGATCTTTAGCCATAGCAGGGTAATTAGCTTTAAATTTATTTGTAGAAAAAATACCAGTCTTATTAGCCCAATTTAGACTACTCTTTAATGCTACAATATGACTTTCCAATGCTTTTTTTGACAACCCTGCTTGTGATTTTATATACAAATAGTTATTAACATCTTCTTGTGTAATATTATCTTTTTCCCCAAAATGTGGTTTTAAATGGTTTTCAAAAACATTATCATATTGTGATAATGTAGAGCCTCTTACATAATCACTTTTATAAGTGATAAAAGGCATTATAATATCTTTGAATTTTGTCATTAGTAATGTTTTTTAATTGGTTTAAATAATTTTATTTCATTATTTATTGTAGTTCCTTCTATCCATAAAATATTTTCTTTATCAGCTATAATCTCTGAGAAACCAAGTGTGTCATCATTCTTATTAAGAAGTATATATTTACATTTTAACTCTTGTGTCAACACATCTCCATGATATACATAGCCCATCATTCCTCGAATAGATAGATTTAGTAAAAGTATAGGTATAGCTCTATCAGATAATTCAACACAATGAACTAAGTTTTGCGAAGGATGATGTAAAATAGGATAAGGAGCAGATATACACCGCTGCCACCAATCATTAATAATCATTGAACCATTTCCTGCAGTTGGCTCATAAACCCATCCTTTACGGTTTCCTGTAATTAAAGAGGCTAAGACACTGACAGAATCAGGTGTAAAATCTTGTTTAGCTTGTTTACGTTGAGCAAATTCTTCCTCATAAATAGCTTGAAACCAATCTAAGCTAACATCGAATTTATTAAGTTCTAATAACTTTATAAAAACTTCATTTCGTTTATCCATAGAGCCTTCTATGACAGACATAATAGCTCGAGGTAAATCAAGAATGTCTGAGATACAGAATAGCTCTATTAAATCTTCTTTTGTCATTTTAATTTGATATTTGCATCACTTTATAGATGATAATTTTCATGTTTCCTATAAAGTAATTTATATTAGAAATTTTTAGTCCATTCTTTAAATTCTTTTTCAAATTCAATTTTGCCCATTTTCTCAACACATTCAGCGAGATTATTAAATCCTTTATATAATGCAAATTCAAGTTTATTTGTGTAGGGGTCTTTACTTTTTTCTGCCTTTATTCCTTTTCCTTCAATTCCTAAAAAGGATACATTTGTGCCAATTCCTTTGGTAAATTTGAACCCATCTAACTGGACTTTAGCATTATTTATTATAGAATCGGACAATTCTTTAATTACCTTTGCCTCTTCTTTTTTTACAGAACCATCCTTAACACCTTTTAAAGTGTCAAATAAAATTTGGTTCAATTCATTTAGATTGTTTTTATCTGTCATGGCAATCTTTGTTTAATATTTTATTTAATTCACGACTTAACTTTATAGCTTTTTTTATTTCTGATGGATAATATATCCTCCGCTTTATATTTCTTAATTGCTGTGTAATTGGATCAATAACTTCTAAATGTTCTAAATTTAATAGTACGCCTTCTGGTGCATTTATTTTTGGAACAACAAATTGATAAGTATCTAACTCTCCATATTTTTGAATCCATAACCATCTATAATAAAATACATAACCAGATTCTAATTTTATAACAGGATATTGAGATCTCTTATTTTTTCTATTCCAAAAAAGAATTGTACCTATTGGATTAACTCCCCTGTGCTCCCACATTTTACGATTACACTCTTTAAATCTTCCAGAGAGTACATTCCTTTCAAAAATTGAGTCAATCTCTTCTTTTGTTCTCTTTAATGACAGATATCTCCTTTTCTTTTCAATATGCTTTTTTGTCCACGTTTTATTTTTAGGCCAAGTAGATTCAAATATTTCAGCTAATTCTACATCACCGATTGTCTTATAATTATTAATTAGAAAAGACACCTGTTCTTCAGTCCAGTAAACCAGTTCTATTCGTTTCAAGCCTAAACTGAATAGTTCATTTCTTAATCTCGTTAACTTAACACCAATAGCATCGGCTATTTGCTTATTTGTCATTGAGTTGAAATTATCAATCATAAACTGACGTTCAGAAGGAGTAAATATTATCTTACTGTTCTTACCTATTTTGGGCATACTATTATTCTTTCTTTAAAACGTTATACTCTGATAGACTTCAGAGCCTCTTATTATTGTGTTGATTTGATATCCATCTGCTTCGAGTTATTTAATATGATCTTTGCTTAATTTTAGATGAAGAAATGTTTTATTCATTCCTCTACCTTTTTTCTTAGCAAGTATATCTTTTAGTTTTTCATAGTCAATCATAAATAAGCCTCTTTAAGCGTTAATACTTCCCAATTGAAAATTTTAAAAATATAAGTTCCACTATCATCACATTGCTTTAAGATCAGATTCTCTTTTTCGGCAGGAGCACAATGCTTTTCGTAAACTTGCTGGATCACAGAGATTATATTATCTACACCTAAAGTTTTAACTAGTTGATGATTAAGTGTTTTTATGAACTCAGCCCATTTGAAAGGGACTTCCCAAAAAATAGCAGGAGGAAATCCATTATATTCTATATAGTAATATGTTGGTTGTTTCATATTTTATTAATGATTTGGTTATACAAAAATTTTAAGCCCATCCATGCATTTTGAACTCCTACATCAGAGTAAGTATATTTTGCATGAGAAGTAAGTCCGCTTTGTAGATTAACTATATGTAACTGTAAAGAAGAACTATTGACTATTTCTAAGCTAATTAATACAACTCTCTCTGAGTTATAATGGTCAATTAGCTTGAGTAACTTAGTTAACTGGTTGTAAATGTTTTTTGATTTTTCTAAAACTGTTTGATCATCCATACTATTCCAGTTATGATTATTATTAATACTATCAGTAAAAAAACATTTACTGCTTGATATCTATTTCTGTTCATTTTATTAGAAATAATCTCTCCAGTGGGGATATGGAGAGATGGGGCTTGTTGTTTGGTTAGAGGAAATAAAAAAGCCTGTAAGGCTACCACACACTTACAGGCTTTAGTTGTAATAAA